CCTCACTTTTAAGTGGGGTTTTTTATTGCCTGTAATAAGCTATAATAACTTAGATGCTCTATCAGGAGATAGTGCGCTTTATTATAAGGAGATAATGAGTGAATGAGCAAGTTAACAGCAAAACAAGATGCCTTTGTTAAGGAGTATATACTTAACGGTGGCAACGCAACTCAAGCAGCCTTAAAGGCTGGCTATAGTGAGGATAGCGCCAGATTTGTGGGTAGCGAAAACTTAACAAAGCCCAACATCAAAAAAGCTATAGAAAAACACCGCCAAAAACAAGAAGAAGTCTTTTTAATGTCTAAGACTGACAAGTTAAAAGTGCTTGAAAAAATAATCATCGCTACAGCGTCGGAAGATGGCGAGAAAGGCGTTTTAAATGCCAGCGCGGCAATCGCTGCAATCAAAGAGCATAACTTAATGCAAGGCCATAACGCTCCAACTGAAACAAATACAAATATCAAAGTTGAGCAATCTCTTAAGGAGCGCCTTACAGGTGGAAGTAAGCGCTAATCACTTAAAGGCAAAAGATTACCTAAGCAGAATTGATGTTCTAACTTATGACGAGTTAGCTGATGCCTTGACTTATAAATGGTTTAGGCTTTGCTCGCTTTACCACATCAAAAACAAGCAAGGTAAAAAAACTCTATTTCAGCCAAATGAAGAGCAAGAGCAGCGCTTTCTATCTCATCATGGCAGAGACTTAATTCTTAAGGCTAGGCAGTTAGGATTTACGACGTTTGAAATGATTGACGCGCTAGACGATTGCCTATTTACGCCAGATTATAATGCAGGTTGTATTTGCCATAACCTTGACAGCGCAAAAGATATATTTCGAAACAAGATCAAGTATGCCTACCAAAACATAACCCAAGAGCAAAGAGATTTACTTTTCGATATTGGTTATGAGCTACCAACGCCTTTAAGTGATAAAGGTAACTCTTATGTGTTTAGTAATGGCTCAGCAATCAAGGTAAGCACATCATATCGTGGTGATACACTTCAAAGATTGCACGTTTCAGAGTTTGGTAAGATATGCAAAAAGTACCCAGATAAAGCTAAAGAGATAGTTACTGGTGCGTTTGAGGCTGTACCTGCTGATGGAGGCATTGTTACTCTTGAATCTACTGCTGAGGGTAAAGAGGGTTACTTTTATGAGTACAGCGAAACAGCTAGAAAGAATCAGTTGATGGGTAAGAAGTTATCAGTTCTCGATTTTAACTTTCACTTTTATAGTTGGTGGAAGCGTGAGGAATACTCCATAAAAGGCGAGATAGTTGAAAGTCTAAAGCCTTACTTTGCAGAATTAAGCGCAAAGCATGGTATAGTTTTAACTGACGGCCAAAAGGCCTGGTATTCGTCTAAATGGAAAGTGCTTGGCGAAGACATGAAGCGCGAATATCCATCAACACCAAAGGAAGCGTTTGAGCAATCAATTAGTGGTGCATACTATTCAACTCAGTTCAGCGATATATACAAAGATGGTCGTATAACCGACTTAAATGGTTACGCTGAGAGTCTTAAAGTAAATGCTGTTTGTGATATTGGTATCGGTGACAGTACTGCGGTTTGGTTTTGGTGTACTCAAGGTGATGAGATTCAAGTTTTGCACTATCACGAAAACAGCGGTGAGGGGCTGGGTTATTACTTAAAGTACATTGAAGATATTGCGACCAAGAAAGGCTGGGATATTGGCAAGCGATATGGCCCGCACGATATGAATAACAGAGAGTTTGCATCCAAAGGCAAGACACGTAAAGAGCTTGCACGCGAAGGTGTAGAATATGGCAATAAAACATATTACGCAGACTTTGAGATAGTGCCAAAGCTTGGTATTGACGACGGTATACAGTTAGTGCGTGAATTGCTACCCAAGTGCATCTTTGATGAAAAAGAGTGTGAACAAGGTATAATTGCATTAGAGAATTATCGTAAAGAGTGGAATGATAAGCTAGGTTGCTGGCGTGATAATCCATTGCATAACTGGGCTTCACATGGCGCCGATGCTTTTAGATACCTTGCAGTTGTTGAAAGTAAGCGTGATACTCTTTGGACTGGCGGCTTTAAGATGAGATAACTATGACAGATTTAACAGTAAACGAAGAATACGCAACGCACATTAGGAAGTATCAGCTTGTGCGTGATTGCGTTAACGACATGGTAAAGCAAAGAGCTTGCAGGAATGCGGCTTGTGATTACACGGGAGTAAGCAACTATAACCATGGTTACATTGTGCGCGCTCCTGGTATTAGCGATAAGTCTTATCATGCCTTTGCTAATCGAGCGGTATTTAAAAACTACACAGGCAATACACTTGATATTTTATGCGGCTCTGCAACTATGAGTCCTTATAAATTGTCGGGTGAAACTCAGGATGATCAAGTTACCGACTTACCAGAATCAATTGCATATATCGAGTACTCGTTTAGCAAGTCTGGATTAAGTTACTACGACTCTCTTAAATTACGCATTAGAGAAGTTTTAAGCGTTGGTAGATTTGGCGTTTGGGTTGATTTACCAGGCAATGCAGGGGAATCAACAAGCGCTGAAATTAGGCGGCAAGGCATATTTGCACGGGCGCACTCATTTAAGGCTGAGCAGATAGAAGATTGGTCAGAGTCTATCATTAACGGACGCAAGCAACTTAACTATGTAAAACTGCGTGACAAATACACTGAGATTAAGATTGAAGGCGGCTCGCCTATTCGCAAGCTGTATGATGTTTGTTACGAGCTATTTCTTGATGAGGATGGGCTTTATGTTGTCAAGGTTGATGATGGTAGTAATGAAACTATCTACACACCTACACTTGGTAATGGTGAAAGATTAAGTTTTATTCCGTTTCAATTTTACGGCTCGATAGATAATACGTCATCGGTTGACCCGCTCCCTCTTTACAAGATAGCTGAGATCAACATTGCGCTATTCAATAACGATGCAACATTTAGGCAGGCAATGTGGTATTTTGGTTCTCCTACTGCAACATTCAGCCTTAATCAAGATGTTACTCCCCAGCAGTTTATGGATATTAACGGGTTAGAGGCGGGGAAATCTCCAACATTCGGCGGCTCTGCTTATGTTGGTTGCGAAATTAATTTAGCTCAAATATCAGTTGATTCAATGCTAATCGAAGCCATGGATAAAGACATCGAAGCAATGGCTCAGATTGGCGCTCAGATTATCACTGTAGGGCAGAACGAAACAGCGGAAGCAGCACGCATACGCAAAAGCTCAGGCATGGCTAGCTTATCTAACGTCATTAACAATATAGAATCAGGTGATAAAAGCGTCATTAACTGGATGATGATGTTTAACAATGAAAGCGGTCAGCCTGACGAGTTTGTTTTAGAGCTAAATAAGAAGTTTTATGATGACAAAATCGAACCGCAAATGATCCAGCAGTTGCTAACTATGAACTTTCAAGGTAAATACCCTGATGAGTATCTATTCAAAGTACTTAAAGAAAATAACTTCACGCTTGATGGTGATAATGTTGTGGATTACAAGGAAAGGATAGGCAATGACATACCAAGTGGAAGTATGAATTTAGATGAG